TGTAGTTATCTTAGAAAAATTGATAAATATTTTTAATACAATTACTAGACACACTACAAAATGTTAAAATTCCTTGTGTTAATATGTTCGGTATCTTCCGTATTCAGTCAAGGAGTATCTATTATTGATAGTTATTCTACATCTCAGTCAATCTCATCTAGTATAAGCATATCTAATACTCCAAGTCCAAGTATTTCATATACTAGTTCTCAATCAGTTTCGCCTAGTGTATCTTCAACTTACACTCCATCAATGACAGCAACCTCAAGTGGTTCTGATACAGGATCCTTGACAGCAACCTCAAGTGGTTCTAATACCGAATCTTTAACAGGAAGCCCAAGTGTTTCTAATACCGAATCTTTAACAGGAAGCCCAAGTGGTTCTGATACTCCGTCCTTGACAGGATCTGACACAGCATCTTTGACAGTAACTTCAAGCATCTCTGAAACACAGTCCCTGACACCATCTCTAACTCCACCATCTCCATCCATCTCAGCAACTTTATCTCGAACAACATCCCCCACACTATCACAGAGTATCTCTAATACTAATTCTCAATCATTGTCCCAGTCCCAGTCGTTGTCACAGACAATGAGTTCTACCAATACAGAGACATCTATAATTGTTGTGGAAACTGTATGGCAAACAAACACATACACTCCAACATCAAAAGCATTCAAACAGCCAGATCCTCCTCAGGCCCCAAATAATTCCACAAATTCTCTAGGTATTATTATAATTAGTATAATTGTAGGTGCTGCGTGTATTCTAGTAATTAGCATGATAACTTCAAAGAAAATTAATAGTAGCAACAATAATGATTCTCCAATAGTACACACAGCAAATCCATTACGAATTCATAATAATCCACTTCGCTCAGATATGGTCTAAAATTCTTTATCTGCGTCCTTCCGCCTCCAACTCAATTTGTTTGCGTGTCTCTTCATCAATAACCTTAAACGCCGCACTAGCTGCATGTATCCGTTTTTTAGGGAGAACTAATTCTAATCGTCGGCCATATCTCGGAAATTCAATAGATTCATTAATTAACTCCCCTTCCTTAATCCATTTATTAATAATAGTTCGTGTTTTAATCAAATATGGGTCCTCCATTGACACTCCAAGTGCTTTTAATTTCCGAATAATTTCAACACCTTCTGTGGCTCTCTCAGCAAGAGTTTTATAAAGCTCACTTTTAGTCATCTTTATAATTACTCTGTTAATACTATTTAGACTCTACTGTTTAGGATAACGTTCATCAATAATTCTATTCAGTCTATCAAATGTCTCATCATAATCTCCTTCTTTAAATTTTACCCCATCGCGACCGTCGCTATGGACATCCGCGCTAATCTCCTCAATTACTGCAGAATCATCTGGAATCTCTATATTATATTGCTCCTTCATAAATCTCTGGAATTCCCTAATACATTCTTTAAAATCCTCTCCAGTATAATCTAGTCTATATGCTCTCACGCGTTCCCAAGAGTCTAGCGTTTTTTTATCAGGAGAAATAGAGTCTGCCTCCACCATTTTAGGGGTAGCATTATCATCTACAAAAATCATACCGCGTATATCTTTCGGTTTTGTCGGATAGAGATTCAGAACACGGCTAAATGATTTCTGTGTCCAGCCACCAGGTAGACTCACTCTATATTCTTTCGGAGGAAATGTCAACACATGATTGAAAAGTGGCTGGCGAAGTTTTCGTCGTCCTCTCTTTTGAATTACAATATGTCCCATAAGAATTGACAGAAAGGCTGGAATAGACCAATCTTGCCAAGTAAAATCTGCATTCTGGTGTGTATACATAATAATAGCGTCTAGGCGACCAGCATCGCGTGCCTCCACAGCCTTCACTAAGAAGTCAAAGAGGCCTTTCCTGAAAACCAGAGTCTTTCCGCTATATTCTATCCAAAACATAATCACCATAGAAAATATGATGCGTTTTCCCAACTGTGATTTATTAAGAAACTCCCAAAAATCAAATAGAATAGCATAATAGCCGGAAGCCTCATCATTATCTAGAATAATAGCTCTTAAGGGCAAGGCATCCCTGTCCATCTATTCTAAGCGCCCAATCATATTATTTACTACTCACAGCTGGAAAGCACGCAATTAAGCCACAGTTAGATGTACAATTTCCATATACATCATTGGTTCTAACACACTCATAGCGGCCTTGGCGCACCTCGTCGCGCATTCCATATGTAGCAAAATTAACCTTACAGTTCGAGTTAAAAATCCCATCAGCACCCACCGATGCGCCGGCTCTCTGCGCAGTCACAATAGCTGAATAAGTAGAATAGACCGCTTTAGCCTGATTTCTCTTTATGATGTCACTGAAATCCATGATATATCTACTTGTGGCCCTCATTTTTCATCTAGGCCTAAACTCGGCACACCTTATTATTATAAGGAAGATACCCAATAATGTGTGGCATTTTTGCTTCTTATGGAGAAGCCACCTGTCTATGTGAATGCCAGCCACCATACGCAGATGTAACTCATGCTCTAGATCAGCTCAAAGCTCGTGGCCCAGAGGGTACACAGCATATGATTCCAGCTGTACATGTAAATCTCGGATTTACTCGTCTAGCTATTAATGGTCTGAGCCATTGTGGTATGCAACCCTTTAGTTCTCTACAAGGCCGTCTCCATGTAGTATGTAATGGAGAAATCTATAATCATGTCGCTCTTGGAGCGAAATACAACATTCTAAACACCTCTTGTTCAGATTGCGAAGTACTTGGCCCACTATTTGATAAGCTAAATGACCCTGTGGCCTGGGCACAGTCTCTGGACGGTGTATTCGCTATTGCGTTATATGACAGCGCTACTGACAGGCTCTATGTAGCACGCGACCCATTCGGTGTTCGCCCACTCTATTATGGCTACTACTACTCGGCTACAGACTCAAATGAGCCAAAAAAGACCATTGTCTTTGCGTCCGAAATTAAAGCACTTACACCCTATTGCCAGGATATTGAATCCTTCCCTCCTGGTCATGTAGGGTATTATCATAAGAACACTCTCCGAATTAAACGATTTCATAGTGTCCCAACTGAAAAGAATCCGGCCCTGGTTGGCAATCCTCAAGCAGCCATGGCAGTTCTCAAGACAGCCCTAGAGTCTGCAGTCCAGAAGCGACTCATGACCGAGCGCCCTGTTGCAGCCCTCTTAAGCGGAGGTGTCGATTCAAGTCTAATTGCTGCATTGGTCCAGAAGAACCTCACTGCTCTCGGAAAGCCGCCCCTGGAGACCTTCAGTATTGGCTTCGCTGGCTCACCAGACCTACACTATGCTCGCCTTGTCGCTCAGCATATTGGCTCCAAACACCATGAAATCATTGCCACACCAGATGAATTCTTCAAGGCAATTCCTGAAGTTATCCGTAACATTGAGTCATTTGACATCACAACTGTAAGGGCATCTGTAGGGAACTGGTTAGTAGCTAAGGCTATCCGAGAGAAGAGCGACTGTAAAGTTGTTTTTAATGGCGATGGAGCTGATGAAGTTTTTGGGTCATATCTCTATTTCTATAATGCGCCATCGGATGAGGCATTTGAGGCAGACTGTACAAGGCTCCTAGAGACAATTCATCATTTTGATGTGCTGCGCTCGGACCGCTGTATTAGTAGTCATGGTCTTGAGCCGCGGACTCCATTCCTTGATAAGGGCTTTGTAGCAGTTGCGAGGTCTATTCCTACTGTGTGGCGGCGACCAGTCATGGGTGTGCGCCCAGAGAAGGGTATTCTGCGCAAGGCTTTTGAGGCAGATGGCTTGCTCCCTGAGGAGGTTCTCTGGCGACGAAAGGAGGCTTTCAGTGATGGTGTGAGCCAGCAAAAAAAGAGCTGGTATGAGGAGATTCAGGAGAGACTTCAAGCTGTAACTGATATGCCGGCACTGGGAATCCTTGCAGAAAAGTTCCCCCATATGACACCACAGACTCTAGAAGCTTATTATTATCGTATTATATATATTACATTCTTCGGTGAGGAGACAGCTACACAGCCCTATTTCTGGTTGCCGCGTTGGTGTGGGGATGCGATGGATCCTAGTGCTAGGACATTGGCGATTTATTAAGTTATTAAATATTTAGAATCTATATTATATTTCCAAAAATCACACGGTTTATTAACTTGAATACCATTAAAAAAATTATCCCATACATTTTTCGTTGCGCACACAAAATATATTTTTTTCTTATCATTACTGAGTTTTACTTCAGAAGGCATACCACAATAACATATAGGTCTATTATCAATTTCATCTTCAGATATTTTACAAATAGGAGTTGTCATTATTAATGAACCTGGTATCCTATTTGGTCTTTCACATAAAGTTTTTGCATGAAACATACTTTCATCAAGATTATCTCGTGTATATTTACCACCTCTTATTCTATACCATTCATTACCAGTTCCATATTCATGATTATTTCTTCTCTCATAAAAAAGTCGTTCTGTAAATCTATTTTCTATAAAAAGATTATCTCCTCCAAAACCCCAATTATCAATTATATTCTTAATATTTATATTATGTTGTATAGCAGAATTATATTGATAAAATGAAAAGTTATCATATAGTTTATATAATCCAATAAGTTTTTGTGGAATATGTATATGAGTATTTTTAGCCCCTCGTCCTCTAATATGCTGAGTTAATCTCTTATAAAGACTTTCTGTCTCTCCTACATAAATAAAGTTATCATTACATTCAAGTATATATATCCAATGTACCATTTTATATAAATATTAAGATTTTTTAAGTATAATGATTCTAAACTTCACAAAAATTGTTAAGCAGCTTCGCTGCCAAACTATTTTTGTTAGATTCTTTAAGAATCTAACAAAAATTGAATAACACCCCTATCATAACCACAACCACCAACCCTACACCATGCAATGTAAAAGTCGCATCGCCAAAAAGGAGCAACTCTTCTTTGGCGATGGTGTTAATACATTTTACGCGGAGGAGCGTTGCGCTAATACAGCTATAGCCGACACATCTATCTGTAGCAAATGCCACTTCAAAAATCCAAAAGCTACAAACCAGCTCAGCCGCAGATTTCAACACGGTCTCATAACAGAACTTATTCCTGAAACAAGCCATATCTTTGGTCCTACCACTTGGTTCCTAAACGCAATTAAGTTATATGGAATGCCCTCGATAGATACACTTAAAACTGCAGTAGAAGCTCATAGAGTAGCAATAGGAGCAGAGATGCCACCAAAAACCCCTCCACAACAATCACCCCTACAACAAAAACTAATCTATCAACTCAAATATATTGAGGAGCAACCGCCAGAACCTCAGCTACTTGAAGTCAAAGAAGTTAAAAAAATCAAGCTAGAGTTATTCAAGCATGATAAGAAATATTATTATAGGGATACTCTTCATAATTTAGTCTTTGAGCGAACAAAAGATAATACTATTGGTCCACTTGTAGTTTTAGACGCTAATGCCACTGTTGCTGCCAACTAGCCAAGGCCATGAGTCAGGGAACAGTGGCGCAAGAATCTGTGAGACGGCCTCCGCATATTCGCGGATCTCTTTTTGTGCGTGAGGATCTAGGCGCAATCGGCACAATCGCGCATAAGCATACAATGACCCTGTCTCTACAAACTCAGTATACATGTTCTGAGGTAGGATACCGCGAGCCACCTCTGGCGCGACCCCCTTCTGCAATAGAATATTATAAGTTTGAATGGCAGAATCCTGAAACATTCGCACATAGCTAGCAACATCATCATTCTCTACAATAGTATTAGCCTTAGAACCCTGCTTCAGCTTGGGATCCCGCTCTCGTAGCTCTTGAGGGTTGAAGCACTCTGGCACAGTATCTACATAGCGGCGCGACACCTCATTGCGAGCAAATCCCACAGTATGACGATACCATTCACGAGCCACAAAGATTGGCATCTTCAGACGAAACCGTACCTGGGGATGGAAGAACGGTGAGATATGCCCATGAGTCGCCAAATATTTAATGAGCTTCTTGTCGGCTTCGGTGATCGCCGTCGATTCCTTCGCAAATGACACGCGCGCAGCATTAACTACTGTAAGGTCATCACCGAATGAACCGAGAAGCTCAACAGAACCGACGCCATCTAGGAGGAGGTGAACCTGATTAGACATTGTATTATTACTACCTTTTAAAAAGGAGATCCTTACCATCAATTTTTTAGACCCCTCTCCCTCCCTCTTTAATCTGGACTAACTGTCATCGGATCATTCTGTGAAACAATCCGCGCATTATGAATCCCTCGTGTAATAGACCTCTGAGTTGCATTATTAAATGGACTACTAATGGCAAAATCCTCGCCAAGCTGCATTGTAACTCCGCGCCCAGTTGCAATAAATGCACTCCGCTGAAGAAACTGCGTATCACTCATACTTAAATCTCCTTGACTCGCCCTCAAATCTTCGCGCATCTGCGCGATCTCGGCGCGCAACAACTGAAGAACCCCTTCTTGTCCTACCATGTCTCCTGCTACAAGATTAATCATATTATCAATACTATCAACCTGAGCACTAATATCATCACGGATATTATCCCTATAACCTGCCCCCACCCACTTCCGAATTACATGCAGAACCTCCGAAATACGGAAACGAATATAACACATCCTATAAGGGGATTGATTGCCAACTGCTCCATCTATAGACCATCTAGCTGCCATATTGTGATCAGTCATATCTAGACAAGAGAACCATTTGATCTGTGCAGTAGATACAACCTCTGCATCAGGACGGCGAAATAGGAGCACTGTCTCCGTTTCAGAGTAGATATCTCCAATGAATAGTCGCGACCAATTACCCTCAGTCTTCATATTATAAGGTGTAAAGTTCTGCCAATCACATGGAATAGTAATCTCAATATTCTGTGCAACACACGAGACCAGTCCACCAAGAATACTTCCAAATACAGTTGCAACATTTTCCTCAGAATGAACAATATTATAAGAACCTCCACCCTGCAACGATAGCCCCTGTAAGAGATCCCCATTATGACTCAAGCCATAACCAATTGTATTTACTGAGAGTGAGGAATGCTGAACCTTCATATCTTGAATAATTCTACTTAGTTGTTCCTGACTAGTCATTCCCATATTAGCATATCCATCTGTAAGAATAACAAGGCCAGTTTTCATACTATCTACTGTTCCCTGAAGGATATTGCGAACATTAAGAAGACCTGCACTCAAATTTGTTGAGCCTGATGCACGGATATTTGAAATATGATGCATAAGAACCATACGATTTTCAGTTGTAATTGCCTGGTTCACCAGAATATTCTCTGCAGAATTGCTAAAAGTCACTACACTAATGCGGTCAGCAGGTGTAAGGAAATTCAGAAGATAATCTACACTATTTTTAACAGATCTAAGACGATTATCAATCTCCATAGATCCACTTGTATCGACAAGTAGAATGAAATGTGTTGGTAGACGGTTCTGCGTCACAGCTCCTTTGAGCTTTACACCAAGTAGTTGAGGCACACCTGGTACATTTACAAAACTTGTTTCGAACTCCATGTTGTTTTTGGCAACCTATTGTGCCATAAATTCTTTCAATTTTTTAATTGCCTAATTATATTTTACACTTTGTTTCAAGAGCATATTCTGCTCCCTTTACCCAGTTTAGAATTGGCGAACAACTACTTACCCAGTTCACATGGTCAGGTATATTTTTATCATTGGAATATATTACAGGTGGCTTTGGAAATCCATTGAATTCTGAGCTTGTTACCGTTGTATAGGCACCCATCCATGGAAAATAGAGCCAATCTCCGATTTCTAGCTCTTCAATATCTAAGCCATATGAAATAACATCCATACTATCACAAGTACGCCCAAATATAATAGCCTTCGTCTTTTTGCGTGTTTCATCGCCGGCTCTCATCACAACTCGCGCAAAAGGAGGCTTCTGTCCATCAAACGGAATACATGAAAACTGTCCATATACAGACTCATCTATTGTATAACGCCAACCGACTCCACCGAGACCAGGCTTCTTGCCGACCACTTTTACAAACAGATCATGTGAGGGAGTAGCAAAAAAACGGCCAGGTTCAGCAATTATTTCAGCACCTTTTGAAATAGTAAGCCCTTCAAGACCGGCGCGAATACCTTTCGTTGCAGAAACAAACATGTCCTCATTGGCACGGAAGCCACCACCAATATCAATTGTTTGTAGATCCTTCGCACCACGCGCCTTGAGTAATCCCCAATAATGATCTACAAGATTAATAGCACGAGTATATTGCCCCATATCTCGGCAACCACTCCCAACATGGAATGAGAAGCCGCGTACGCAAAATCCTAAACTGGTTGCGGCCGAATAAAGATTCTTGATTCCATCTGCAGAGTCAACTCCGAATTTACTACTAAAAGGCATATCACTCCCTTTATCATCGACAGCAACACGGATCAAAAGTTCCGGTGTGAAGGCGCGACTTTTCATTTTATCTAGCTCTTCAACACAGTCAACCGTTGTCCAAGGAACATTATGATCACGAGCGATTTCAATATCATGTGATGTTTTACATGGGTTGGCAAATACAATATTGTGAGGATTTTTTGAGGATATAGTAGCAAAGCGACACATTTCCATTTCCCTTGCACTTGCGCAATCAAAACCGGTATTACCCCAACTTAACCATCGAAGGAGTGTTGGTTCTGGATTACACTTGACAGCATAATAGGGTTTGATGTCCGGAAGATATTTTTTCCAAAGTTCCAATTGTTTCTGCACACGGCCCTGTGAAATGATGTAGAATGAACCAGTCGCTGCGCTGCGAGTTGAGAGAATTGACCGTAAGTTGTTCAGTGCGAGGGTGATATAAGTATATTAGATAAAAAGTTTTTAGGCCTGGACCAATATTTACATAGGGTCTAAAAAAAATAACTTGTATATTATAAATGGAGAATGCTATCTATGAATTAAAGCAAGAAGAGATGCGAACACAAATAAGAAATATTGAACGAAAGATGGCAGTTACAACAATTGCCCCTACAACAGTTGCCCCTACAACAATACCTAACTAACCTTAAACATTAGATGATACATTTGAGAGCTTCTCCAAGTGGTCCTCAAATGGATGCATACGAATGTAGGCCTCCGAGCATAGCAGATTATTATCATTTTCATCTACAATTTCAATAATATGGGAGAATACTGAGCCAAGAACAGTGGAGCTCGTATCCCAATAGTCAGAATAGCGAATAGTATCACCATTTGTATAATTACAATTGATTTCATCGCAGAAATCAATATCCTGTGTATAGGACACTTTACCATCACGAATAATAGTGCTGCGGAAAGTGAGATTATCTAGAGGGATTTCATCAGGAACATCAAACTCCAACCAACGCTTTAGAGGATCTCCTCGGACAGGGAGCCTCGGAAGAATACCATGCTCATGGAGAGTAAACCCACTGCTATTACTATTACAGTCGTTCATAATAGCACCAAGCACAGCAGTGATCACAGTAAGTAGGGGATTCATCTTTGATATCTAACCAATTTATGTGAGGAAAAACCCTTCAATTTTTAGATCGCTTCATAAATAAATGACTCTTCTCTACAAAATATGATGAGCCAAGCCGCTCCACTGCTAGCCGATGAAGAGCCAACTCCTTCTCGGAAAGCCCTGCAAGAAACTTCTGGCCCTCAGGACCGATAGGATGCGGCGGCAAAGGCTGGCGTTGTTCCATTTAACTACACCCTATAAGGAATTAAAAATAAATCAATTTTTGCGAGAAAAGCTGTTTAATTATTTTCTATATTATTATGATATTTTGAAACTAAACTCATATTACCTTCTAAATGAATTGAGATTAAATTATTATCACCAAGTGTATATTTTGTATATAAATCTTTTGAGCCATATTGATGAAACCCTGCGCAATGAACACGTCTTATACGACCATCAGATACTTTAAATAATTCATGAAGCCATACATCATGGTTTGTACATTGTACATTAAATTTGCAAAGTAATGTAATATATTCTATTATACATGATTTAGTGAATACAATGCCAGGACCGCCACTTACCCACAAATTATAATTTCCGCCATATGAATTTTCAAGTCTTAAAGGTACCCAATTTAAGAAATCACCGATCATGTAAGGCTCATTTTTATCAAAAAAAGATAAGAACATAATCAATTTATCAATATATAAATAACTATCATCATCAATCATCATATAATAATCATAATCTGAATATCTTTGTAAAAATAAATCAAACATTTTAAGAACAGTTGTTGGATGATATGTTGGACCTCCAATATAAGGCCCAACATAAATATGATTTTTAAGTGTAGAATGTTGATTATCTGTTATAAATACAACATTATCACGCCCATTTGCCCATGTTTGTTCTAATAGTTTTGCCCGACTCTCTTCATATTTTTCGCAAGTATGAATAAATATGATAAGTTTTTTATTTGAAATAGACATTATAATAATATTGAATTAATTATAATATTATTTAAGTGGTTTAATATAAATTAATTTACAGTTCATATAACTTATGACACAAGATTATATTGTTTAGCAATATAATAGCTTACTGCAAATAGAAGTCCTCCATATAAGCTATCACGCACTGCAAACCATAAAGGAAAATTTGTTAATGTTGCATAATTAGTAAAATCATATATTAGGTAAGCGGCAAATCCTATTAAGAATGCCTGACTCATACTTTTAGATTGTAGCAGAAGGTAGCCCATAGCTGGGTATACAATTAATGCCGACTCTGGACGGAATTTCAATGGAGACCCTTGGATACCCTTAATAACCGTAGCGCTAGACTCTGATGTCAACAATAACCAAGGTATATCAATGAGAAGTAGCATGATACTCACCAAAAGCCATTCTACAACTGCGTTCATTCTAACTAAGCATTATAAAAAACGCAAATTAGATGCAGCAACAGCAACAAACTATCGCGTTAGAAGCCTTCGAAGCATCACTACGAGGCACTAATATGCTCTGGTATCTTCTGGATGAGCGAACCATATATCCACCAGGATTTACTGATCAGATTTTTGCAGACGGAGCTCCATTTTCACGAAGAATTTTAATTATGAGCTCTCAGACTTCTCCTGGTTGGAGACTCGCAGACGACTATGACTTAATTTTCCGCTGCCAAACAGGTATAGAATGGTCAGTCCTCCTCACATATATTACAAATGCACCGAAACCTATGCTAGTTGTCTGTGCTCCATTCTGTCCTCCTCCTCCGAACTTCCTACAACGGATCCCCTCAACAATAACACTTGTGACATTTACGTATATGAATCAAACCGCCACACAGCTAAGTATTCAGAACTACTCTTCTATACTTCTTCCACCTCTCTCTCTTGATAATATCTCCTCAATTTCGTTTCCGAACCATCTTGGAATTCCGAACCCATCATGGAATCAGAACTCTGTCCTCAGAGATCTTCATGGAGCTGGTGCTTCACTTGTAGTTTCATCTACTGGGGACCGAACAGGACAAAAACAGTATTATTGGTATTATACAAGTAAAAATCAACATAATACATGGACCTTACAACAAGTTCAGTCTATTCTTCGCACATTGAGTTTATAGGGATAAATAATTGTTACAGTTAATAACTGAAATAATTATAATACTGTGTAATATCAAACTTAAGCATTTATACAGCCTCACCATCAAGTGCAGGGAAGGCACCACCGCGCTTCGCCTTGCGGAAGAGCTTGAAGGTGCCCTTCTTAGCTACATAGCCCTTGCGGCGGAGGGTCTTAATGCGCTTGAGGCCGATGGCGTGCTTGCGCTTGCTTACAATACGACCCTTACGAGTCTTCATAAGATCCTTCTTGGTGAGTCCACCGGAAGTGTGCTTCGCGGTTCCGTGATATACTTGGGCTTTGGAGCCTACAGTTAGTTGGGGCATTTCTATACTTTATGTTGAGATTTTTAGAAAGGAAGCCCTCTAAAACATACTTAATCGTGGAGTCTTCCCCTCCTTAATTTCCTGGATGAGCCCATGCATTTTTGTAGGGTTATATACGCCAGCAAAATGAACAAGGAAATCCCCCTGTTCCCATAGGCGCTCGCCAGGATATCCCATTAGATACGCATTAAACCGATAGTGCTCACCTGTAACTTCCAGATGAGCCTTATCACTTTCATTCTCCTCAAAGAGCTTACACATAGCAGCATTCTCCCACCAAATATGGTAGAGAACATCGGTCTGTTTATAGGTTCTTTCTAGAAAATCAATAGCCCAGTCACAAGGACGGAAAATGATATTACCTGCATTTAAGTGATGGCAAGAATCAAATGTCATTAATAGATCCTTGTTAGCAGGAAATAGAGGAAGAATAGCATCTTCAATCCGAGTCTCCATATTTGTAATAAGCACATCCGCATCACTCATCCAAATATAGTCATATTTACCACTAGCCTTTGCTAGGCGCATGTGATGAAGAAGGAATGGCACCTTTGACCAAGAAAAAGGACGGTCACGATCCCACCACTCTTCGCCCCCAAGAATATAATCATATCCATGCTTCTTCATATAAATGTTCTTACTCTCAAGGCATGCCTCAAGCTTCTTGCGATAGTCGGCTCCAATACAAAGTGTCAGTACAAGAATACGCGAAGGCTTTGTTTCGGCCATTTTATAAATATATAATTCAATTTGTTTAGACCAATAAGCGGTAGCGAAAAATTGTTAAGCTGCTTCGCAGCCAAACTATTTTTGTTTTTGTTTATAAGCAAAAACAAAAAATTGAAACCCCCTTCCTCCAATAATACAGACACAAAGAATGCCACCATTTACATATACTCGTAATGAAAATGGTGATTTTGTTTGCCAGCACTGTCATGTCATTAAACCGAAACAAAATACAATGCACTATCATCTCAAAAAACATTCAGGAGATCTCCCTCATAAATGTAAGCATTGTGATCAGAAATTCTCTCAGCTACGATATCTAGAACTTCATATTGCTGCTCGTCATCCTGAAACAGACCTCGCAAAAAACGCGGAGATGTTTGCCTGCCCTCACAAAGGCTGCGAGTATTCATCACTAACGAAAGCAAATCGTAGGATTCACTATTTCCGTGTTCATATGAAGGATATTATTGATAAAAATGTAACGAAACTTGATGATGGCAAAGAATATACATGTAAGTGCTGTGAGAAGACCCTCAAAAGTCAGACCTCATTATACTATCATATTGGAGACTGCCTGAAGCTCCCAGAAAATGATAGGCGTGCCGCCGACCTACAAATCATTGTTTAACAGAGCCGCCAATATCTTCTGCTAGTCCCTTCAAATGATAACCAAGAGCAGCAAAAGTTATCAAGAATAATCCTTCATAAGCTGCACGCGGTGTCTCTTTTTGCATAATACCAATATAAACTAAGAGAGGACCAACTATAAGGGCATGTACAAGATTCACCCACCAGTAATTGGAACCCCCCATATAACGAACTACTGCCTTATATCCATGATATACTATTAGGACAGAACCAAGTACAATAAGCGAGTAGAATAACGCTGTAGGCATTGATGAACGAGTAAGAGCTACATATAAAAAGAAGGGAACCACCGCAAATAAATGAAATGAGTGTAAGGCTAGTAATGACATTTCTTATAATATATATTATTTTAGATGGAGACTCGCTTCAATAAACTCTCTGCATGTTCTAGTGCGCCTTCCATCCATGCCTGGCGCAATGAGAAACTTTCTCCACAAATCCAGACTGGTTTTCCAGGAAAAGGTGTGTGGGCTGCAATAGATGCCTCCTCAACATTGTAATCTCCAGGAAGCCAATAGGAGCAACCACTTTTCCATGGATGAGTCTTGAAGAAAATAGGATCAGGCAGCGAATCTTTTCCAAGAAGTCTTCGTAATTCTTCCATAATAAGATCACGAAGCTCAACTTCTTCTTTTTCCATTAATTTTTCGGCATAGGCCCCATCTGTATAGGAAATCATCGCAACTGACTCACTCATAGGTATAAAATATCTAATTGGCGAATCTGTTACAAATCGAGGCACCCCTTTGAAGGGCGACCCTTTAAAAACTGCATAGACACGGAGCAGGGGTCGCATAGTAACTCGTTTCAATAGCTCCCATCCGCGAATAGCAGGAAGTTCTAAGAGAGCATCATAGTGAAGTGCTAAGATTATTCCCTTTTTAGCAGCCATCTTAGATGAATCTTTCAAAATAATAGTATTCTCATCAACAGCCAAATCAACTACACGCGCAGCAGTCTGTATAATCCCTCCAGCTCTCTTGAAATCAGCGACCATCCCATCCACTAAAGCGGATAACCCCTCTTTACAGACACCGAATCCTTCACGAGACCCCATCTCTTCTTTGAAGACATCCAAAGCAATATCTGCTCGCAGAGTATCGACCTCCGAATTATAACCAAACTCGCGGAGAAACTCGATCCTCTTTTCGCGACCAACTACTAAATCTAGAACCTCCGAGAGTGTATGCTTCTTTAGAATATCTTCATCGCAGTCGTGAAGAATCCCCTGAATCATTGGCAAGAATGTAGACTCAAAGATATTTGCTCTTGGTTCTCCTTTTCCCTCCCCCGCTTCAATAAATCCACTAACACCACCTATAGGGAAGAAAGTAAGATTATAGCGTTTCATATATTTCATAACAAGTGGATGCATATCCTTGTGTATTCTTCCAGCTCCATTCTCCCATTGATACTTGTCGTGTTTATATGTTACAACTCTGCCCCCAGTATATTTGAATCGCTCCAGAATAATGATTTTGGCATTCTTATGCTTCCGCTGCAGTTCTAAACCAATATGTAAGCCGGCGAGGCCAGCTCCCACAATGATATAATCATAGGAGGCCATCTACTAAAGATGCCCTAGATATCTTTCGATTATTTTCTTATTTCAGACCTTACTTGATCCTTTACTATACTATTAACCCAGTCTATTACGGAATCATTATTTCCTACATTTGACAATGTATTTGTATTAAAATATCCGTCCTGAATTAATACAAAACTGGGAATAGATTTCAACCCACAAAAACCCAGTGTATAGTTATTTACATCTACATCACAATAATACCATTTTACAAATGGGGTTTTTGCTGCAATAAGATCCTTATCAAGACGTCTACAGGGTCCACACCATGATGCTCCAAATGCAATTCCAACACATGGAACATATTTTTTATCTTCATTCATTTGAATGGTATTACGATTACTTGTTCTTGGTCGGAGTAGTTCCTCAAACTGCTCTTGCGTCTCAAGAAGTATCATATTTTTCGGAGGAGCCATATATATATATATTCTATGATAAATCTACAGATTTAAACCACAGATAATAACTAGAGACATGGCGTCAAGTTATCGAACACTTAATTTGGACGTTCTTACTGTAAAAACTATACTTGTTAAGGATTATAATAATAGTAATATTCCTATAAATACAATACTAACATCAGATGGACGTGGTGGAACAAATTGGCGAAATACCGATTTTATTTTAGGTTCAACAAGAAATGATCTGCGTTACGGTTTATCAACAGTCTATTCGCCATATGGCATATCATCATTATCCTCAATAATGAATTATGGATTATCATCTCTTATAGCTGGTACAATAAATCCAGGAGTAAGCTCACTTTCATCAATTGTTAGTTACGGATTATCAACTCTTATAGGAGGTACAATAAATCCAGGAGTAAGCTCACTTTCTTCAATTATTAGTTATGGCCTCTCGACAGTTCATTCTCCTGATGGTATATCATCATTATCTTCTATAGTATCTTATGGTCTTTCAACAATTGCTTCTGCGCAAGGACCAGACGGCATATCTTCATTATCTTCTATAGTATCTTATGGCCTCTCAACAATTGCTTCTGCTCAAGCTCCTGATGGTATATCATCATTATCTTCTATAGTCTCATATGGTCTTTCTAGTCTAGAATACGCTATATTACAATTAGGAAACGCAGATTTACTTAATACTATTGAATGGGGTTTATCATCACTCTCAGTTGGAACTACTAATCCAGGAGTATCATCATTATCATCAATAATATCATATGGATTATCATCTTTAGCCTTTGGGGCTACTAATCTAGGCGTATCATCCTTATCATCAATAGTCTCATATGGGTTATCATCATTTTCTTTTGTGTCAGTACCTTTTAATACAGTAATGTATAATGATGGTGTGAATATAGATTTTATGAATGGCCCAAATAATCCATCACACAATATTATAAATGGTCTTAGAGTTTACTCTTGTGCATATGGTAATAATATATGGGTTGCATCTGGGCTAGTAAGTTCAAATATTCCAAATGGATTAGTATATTCACAGAATGGTATTAATTGGAATAATGTCATATTTAATGGTACATTAGGGATGACAGTAGGAAATAATGACTATGTAAATAATTTAAAATATATAGAAAATAATTTTGTAGGTATATCAAAAGTTGATAATGACTATCATATAGTATGGAGTTCAGATGGAATAACCTGGAATTTTACTGCGAATTTTTCTGTATCAGAAATACTTGATTATGCTTATAATGCGTCATCAAATATATGGGCATTTACACGAACTATAAATACAATTCCCAGTAGCTCTATAATAATAACTAACTGTAATATATTTAATTCAAACTTTGGTACACCCAATGTAGCTAATATTCTATCAGGCGGATTTGCAGGAACTACAGGTGGTACAAAAATAGGTGGAGGTAAAAGTATAAGTTATAATAGTAATCTATGGGTAGCGGTTGGATTGAATATTAATTCAGCATCTTCAAATGTACAATTCAGTGTGAATGGTTCTAATTGGACTAATGCTTCAAATATTACACTTAGAAGTTTAACTAATATTTTTAGTAATACAACTATTAATGGTGTACAATATGGAGGAACATCTATTGTATATTTGAATACAACATGGTATGTCGCAGGGGCAAGAGGGCCAACATCAAATCCAATATATAGGAGCTCCAATGGCAGAAATTATACTGCTATTGCTACAGCTGATACAAGTAATATTAATGTTTTTTATAATCTTTTGTATGATAGCAATTATTCACGATTTTATTCGTTAGCCAATATATCCAATATAGCAGGATATTCTGGAAATTATTTAATTTCATCATCAAATTTCTGTTCAAATTGGTCTCTAGTTTCTCAAGTTACACTTCTAGATCAAAGACAAATAGGAATTGCGTCAGGAATTATCACTCCTCCCCTTCAGACAAAATCATTATTTACAAATAATATCTATTCTGATACGGTAAATGCAGCAATTTTAACAGGCGATGGTAATGGCATAACTAATTTGAATGTATCAGTGCTTTCTAACAGTTTTATAAGAAATATAATAACACTTTCTAACACTCTTGGCTGTAATATAACTACACTTTCTAATAGTCTCAGCTGTAATATAACTAGACTTTCTAACACTCTTAGCTGTAATATAACTATACTTTCTAATAGTCTTAGAACAAATATAACTACACTTTCTAACAGTCTTAGAACAGATATAACAAATGTTCAAACTTTTTTTACTGCAACTGTTGCAAATATTCAAGGTAATCCTTATGCTGTAACACATAATAAAAAAACTACTACATCGAATCTTTTACCTGGTTTATTATTATCTAATATATTTAGTAATGCACAACTAGTTTTAGCAGGAAAATATTTAGTAAATATTAAATTTTATTTAGATACTATAAATGGAACTGGAAATTGGTCAAATGCTAAACCGTATATATATATGGCACATTGTAATGAATCTTTAGAAGCTAATAATCCTGCTGACTATGATTATCTAGCATTTAAAGCATTTTATCCAATAAACACAAGTTTTAGATGGCATACATTAACTGATACAATTACACAAAATCGTCCTGGACCTCCTCTTAATATATATAATTTATATTATTCTGAACAAAATAATTCTGTAGGATCATATAATATGAATCTATATTTTACTGATATAATTGTACAGAGAATCGCTTAAACCTTAGGAGGTTTATCATCACTTTTTCTTACAGCTGCATCTGTTGCAGAACGCAAATATGTAAGCACCCCTCCACCAATTATAAGAACTCCTATAGTGAATAGAAGTCCACTATCGGAAATTAATTCCCAACCGACTCCAATTCCTTCAATACCGTTGCCGCTGCCGCTACCACCACTCATTATAGGCAAAGGCTCAAATGAAGCCCTTTTAGGGGTAGCTTTTGCAATAAGCGCAGCAGGGTCCGCCGCATTCGCAATACTATTTCCTACCTGTGCAGCTATACCAGGTACAGCTGCGATAGCTTTTGGAATCGCCTGTCCAGCTTGTAAAGTACCTGTGATAGAGGGTGCCAGACCCTTTTCAACTGCGGCCTGGAGGGGAACCACAGTAGCACGCCACGCCTCACCTGGAGCAGCAGTCAGATCTTTTACCGGTTGCAGCGCAATATCTGCAGCCAACCCCACTACACTTTTAGTTGTATCAGCAAGTGTATTTACTGGCTTCATAATAGCCCCCAAAATACCTTGTGGTTCACATATAGGAGGCCCCTCTCCAGGCAGATCTGGACCTAATACTGTATTAACCATGTGATATGGTTCTAAAAATATACTTAGGGGCCATGGACGACATACACCCCGTTTCATAACATCGCCAGGTGTTATCCATGCGCGATACATATTGTAGGATCCCCATATGAATCCAAATGGCCATAAGAATATGATAAGTGTTGTCATTAATCGGATAATTCCGCCCACTGTATCTCCTGCAAGGAAGAAATCCAAGCCAAATGGCAGAAGAGTCAAGAGAGTATATAGTATAAATATCCAGGGAGCTTTTCCTTCTACCTCGCTCCCTTCTTGTGTGAACATTCCTGCTCCTATGCCAGCAGGACCAAAGAAAGGAAGTGTTAATCCGTTCTTTTGTACAGATTCTCGGTCAAGTGTTACTTGTAATATATCATATATCCACCATAGCCCTAAAGTAAATATATTAGTAAAGCCCTTCGCAACGGCCGTAACAGGTGACCTTAAGAACATGTGATCTACACCAAAAAACCCAGTAAAAGGAAATATTGTAAGTATTTGAACTAGCCAAAGAGGATACCAGGGCTTATTTTTCCAAAAAGAGCTTTTTGTATGAAAAAATGGGCCTTCTGTTACTGGTGCCATTCTAATAGCCATACGGTTCTAAAATTAAAAGAATGTTTCTCCTAATTTTAAGGCCACAATCTACCCCTACCTAAACCGTAAAAAGCACACCACCAAATCCATCAATCACACGAAATACATTATGGTTTAAAGCATATACCACACAGTGCGCATTACCTCTCGACGGTGTCAAAGCAGTATCAGCCGTCAAATCAAATTGAAACACTAAGCTGTCAATCCGACTTGCATTGGCCGAACCACTCGGCTGAGCTTCCTCTGGCCGCAATGCAAACGAATAACTGTAAATAAATGACTCAATCGGAATATTTGTATGATGCTTATAAGGCTGCGTCAACCGAAAATATCCAGCATCCCTCTTATAAAATCGGTCAAATCCATCGAACTGGATAACCGCATGATTCAGCAAATCTGTCCGAACCCCACTCTCATTTATAGATAAACTGCTAAAGTTAAACCACTCCTTTGTAAGGTCCATAGCATCACGGCGAATATACCAAAAAAACTCCTTAATTGGATGATTAAATTCCACAGGGATTGTTACTGTGGTAGCTGTTGCATTAATAGATATAGGAGAAGTATACTGTACCTGTTCAATTAGATATTCATGAGCGCTCGTAACAAATCGTCGCCGTTCTTCTGTATCCAAATAGACATAATCACCATATAACATTAAATCAAATGTATCAGCTGGACTTATAATTGGTATACAAGGATTTCCAGGAGTCGCATTCGGATCCGGTAGAATACAATCCATATAAGGGCGAATAGTAATATTAATACGAAGTTGGTGATACTGGAGAGCTATTAGTGGCAGATAACTCCCTGGATTCTTACAGAACCAGAATTGTAAGGGAATATAGAGTTTATTGAAGTTTACAGAAGGATTATAATTATCCACCTTACCAATCATATTATAAAACCCCTGCATCTTCCCTTCAGGAATCGTATAACGAGACCAGATTTCCATCCATTCACCTGTCTGGCGGTCAATTTCCTTCTCGCCGACTTCAAAACTAATCTCCTGGATAAGTGCGTGCCCAATACTATTTACCCAATTCACTGGTGTTATTCCATCAGAATATGTAAGAGCCGGTAATGTAACTTCAAGAAATACCGGGCCAAGTAAGTCTCCACGACGAGGAATATTACAGGTAATTTTTTTCCCAAAATTGGGTGTACCATCAAAATACATAGGCTGCGATTCAATAGCAAAGTTGGTATAACGACGATACACCATCTTGAACCATGAAACTTGTGGATTCCCTGTAAGGAAAAGATCCTGTTTACCTTTGGCTACTACTTCTAATAATCCACCGCCTCCTGGCATATCTATTTACAAGTAATAAACATTCTTCTTAGACGATAACACGCAAGGGAAATAGCTATTATTATTCACTAACAAATTAACAGGAATGAGTGGATCATGTCAGCAAGCCACTAAAAATAAGAGTGCTCTAAGTCAACGATCCCTTGATTTAGATATTATTACATTACGGCGTATAAATATTCGTGCTCCGAATAATAGTATTATTAATTCAAATTCAGCCCTCATATCTGATGGAAATGGCCAGGGCATTTGGAGTACAATTACAGTGGGCGCAACTTCAACAAGTAATACAATCGCAACAATAAAGTCGTTAAATATCCAATTAAATAGAGCCCTCCTTGCTGATGGAAGTGGTGGAACTTATTGGGGTATAGTACAAGGTGAAACACAAGGTGTGGAAGCAACATCACTCGCAAATATTTCATCTCTGTTGATGTCAACTATATGGGTATCATCCCTTACAGTGAATACTTCTAATATTAATCCACAGTATTCTCTTGATGTGAATGGTATCCTACGAGCATCAAATATTCTTGTAGGGCAAACAGCTGAGGAAAACTCTTTGAGATTTTCTGGCGCATCAAACTTATATGATAAAACTGTTATTGCTGATATTCCTTCATATTTAGGACCAGCTGGGCGTGATTTTCTTATCTATAAATCTGGTGAAAATCCTGGAGCAGTGCGTGTACAAACAACTGGCTCTTTCCAGGTTGAGATTCTAAATTCGAACCTTAGTTGGCCCAATTACAGTAATGTTCCAGCAAATGTTCCACTTCGCGTGGATTCTACAGGTGTTCAGATGAATAGCCTTCGTATACCGAGCCTTGTAACATGTAATGTCTTTATTTCAGATGATTATTATAGTGCAGGTCTAAATATATATGCTGCTAAACTATCAAATCTGAACTATTATCTCGATAGCACTGATATGGGCTCTTATCTTTTCTTTCGTTCACCAAGTAATGTAAATATATATCCACCAGGTGTAACTCCAAATACAGCCCCACAACCAATTCAAGGAAATTTCTTTGTACTAAAAAATTTGGGCGCAAATAATATTAATGTGTATACTGATACTATAACAACATTTCCTATTATTACTAGCACAACGGCTACATTCTTTTATGTAGGTACACCGCAGAATTTTTGGACGCCAATGTAAAATGACTTCTACTGCAAAATTTTTGAATACCAATATAAGATGGCAGCTGTGCCTGGTATATTAAGACAATGGAACCCTGGAATTGTTCCAAACTTACAATTATGGGTTGATGGCTCTGATAAATCTACATTTACTTTAACAAACGAGAGTAATATTAATACATTTCGTGATAAATCTGGGAATCGTGTAATTTTTACACAAGATACTCAGTCTAATCAGCCTATTATGGGATCTAATATAAATGGTAGACAAAGTATATCATTTCCACCAAACGCATTTATGTCTACTATAACAAGTAATTTTGTATCTAAGTTGAATAGTATTAATAGTAATGAACATTCCCAGTTCTCTTTATTTAAGTTATTTGATCTTAATTCATCACATATTATAACATATATGGGGAATACTGCTGCTAGTTCATTTCAACAGATAGAATTTGATACAATTCCATCAAGAATAGGTATAAGAGTTAGAAGTTCTGGAGGAGATAGTACTTTTCCAAATATAGAGGGTATGACATGTAATATATTATTTACACAAAATTATTACTATGGTATTACTCCTCAATTTAATATCAGAGCAAATATTGATAACGATGATACTACAACTGGTTTATTTGGCTATAATATTACGAATTATGATAATTTTTATATAGGAAAATCATTTTTTAGCGACACAATTGGTGAATCATTTAATGGTGATCTGGGTGAAATTATAATATTTACTAGTAACTATTTATCTCGTTATGAATATAAATCTCAAATTGAGGGATATTTAGCATGGAAATGGGGTCTACAATCATTATTATTCAATGAACATCCATATAAAAATAGAGCTCCTACCTAGCTCTAAAATATACACAATCTAAAAACATACACTATATATAATTATAGATACGGAATGCATGCTAAACATCCTATTACAGGGGCTCCAATTCGCATCATGCGAACTGGAACTCAATTATGGAAAGATGAAAAAACCTTATTCTGGGCAAGAAGTAAACAACAAGCACCGATACAATGGCAGATTATCACAGTTGGTTTAGAAGATATGCGTAGATTTTCGCCGCTGATCTGTATTTTCACTAATATGGAGCCAGGTCTCAAAGAATTTCTGACTTCTTCTTCCGCAAAGACAAAAAATATTATCCTTCTGACAAAAGCCATTATCGAGGAAATCACACTTGAATTTATCAAAGAGCATACACTTCAGAATATCCTCTGTCTAGATGAATTAGAGCAGCTCTATCCACATGCGTTTGATGGAACACCTTATACATCATGGAATGGGACACCAGAACACGCAGTATACCTTGTAGGGGTTATTCTTCGTTTCACTTATTTAGTAGGCTTCACCCCAGAACTACAAATATCGAATAAATATATTAAATATCTTCCCCCTTCTGCAACTCCAAAGAAGCTCTGGTTAATTCAACAATATTATGAACCGGACCAGTCTCGGCGAGCAAAGGAAATTCGCACATGTCTCCAAAAAAACATCGATAATCCGTTTATTGATAAGATTCTTCTTTTAAATGAAAAGGATCTCACTTCTAAAATGCCAAAATCCAGTAAGATTGAACAGATAGTTATTGGTAGCCGCCTTCATTATTCAGATGTTCTTCGCACAATCTATGAGAAGGTCCCCCCAAATACACTAGTAGCTTTCGCAAACAGTGACATATACTTTGACGAAACTATTCAGACTCTCTGGTCCCTTAAAATGGAGAACAAGTTTCTAGCATTGCTGCGCTATGATGCGAAGTCATCAACAGATGAGGAGCCGAAACTATTTGGTCCGCGTGCGGATAGTCAAGATAGCTGGATAGTTCTATCTGACTCAATAAAGGCTGCTGCTGATGCCATACCAAAACTAAATAAACTTCAAGATTTTGACTTTCCATTTGGTAAAAGTGGGTGCGATAATGCTATTGCATATGAAATGTTACGAAAGAAATTTCTAGTAGCAAATCCGGCCCTTTCAATACGAACAATTCATCTTCATACATCTGGAATTCGCACTTATGAACCTAAAGATGTTATTGAAAAACCGGTATTTCTTTATATAGAACCTACTATTATACAGGAGTTTCAGACACAGACCGATTTTATTCCCTATAAGGTACAATCTAAACTAAGAATCTATAAATTCATAGATGCTTTCCAAACAAAGGATGGCCTCACATATGGATATAATACACTCTATATAGAAAATAACGAACAGGTCAAAGCTCTCTGGTCGGCCTCTAGCGCAAAAATAAGCACATTAGTTCCATATTTGAATTTTGAGAAGAGTATTGCCATACCAATTGATGAAACTCTTGCCGCCAGATTCGCTAAACCAGAAGAATATATTCTCTTCTATTTGTCGCGCATACTCGCTATTCGCCAGACAATTACTGGTCCTAACACAGCATTTTGGGGTCCAACCGAACTTCCAGATAAGAAGCCCCTAGAATGGCTGCGTCTCTTCAGTTGGTCTGAAGGGCAGAATCCGATTCCTGTTATTTCTCGCGAGAAGATCTCGCAACTATTCAGTAAGGAATGTTATTATGCTCCACTGCGTTCTTCTACTGTGCCTCATAAGGAAGATATAGCGGCTCTACGCAGCGCATTTCTCTATGAGATAGATGTAAGAAACGCAGATAAGAAGGTTATTATTGTTCAAAATGGCATATTCACAGAGAATCTAATAGCAGAAATAGAGGAGAGTCTCATTCAACAGGGATATAATATTTATGTATATTATTTGGATAAGACCGATATTCAATATATTCCAAATATTTTCAAGAATGGCACAGTATTAATTGGCAATGCAGGCGCTCAAGATCACTATAAGGTATTTGGTAATATGTGGATGATGCCTCCAGGTGGCAAAGTCATTGACTTTAGTGGTGATGGCACAAGCACACCCATTAAGAATCTATCGGAAGTCTGCGAACATACATATCTTCAAGTAGAGGAAAGCCAACCGAATATTCTTGAGACTATATGTAAAATGATGGGGGCCCAAGAAATAATTTCCAAACAGATTCTTCCTATATTTAAACTCCCTACAAATCAACAAGGCATCCATAGCCACATAAATGATTCATTTCGTGAACTGGCGCAGCTTTGGCAGGAAGCCGGCCTCGTATCAATCGAGCCTACAATTGTCCCATTCTGTTCCCTTGATGGAACAATTCTATATGACCGACCAACATATAAGTGGCTAGATTCACTGCCTACTCAACTACAACCGCCTCCTCAACAGAAAATTCTTGTAGGGAATCCTGCTCCCAAACCAGGCACTGCCATGCGATCTTGGATATTTTGGGCGAGAAGTCCCAAGAAGTTACAGGAGGCAGTTGAGGCGAAGCTTCCTGGAACACACTATAAGGACAGAACTACAAACTGTGTATTTATTGGTAATATTGAAAATCAAGTTCAGGCTGCAGCTAGAGCAATAAGTTGGGAAATCGTATGTGATAGGTGGCATCTGACAAAAGGCTCAGAGCACGCGCTATCTCAGGAAAAGTATTTTCATGCTCTTGCGACATCTAAGTTTGGCTTGTGCCTAGCAGGATATGGAAAAAAGTGCCACCGTGAGATAGAGTGTATGGCTATGGGGACAGTTCCTGTGTGCTCGGCGGATGTTGATACAGAGAATTATGCTGAACCATTGAAAGAAGGCGTCCATTTTTTGAGAGCGACTAACCCAGAAGACGCTAAAGAGAAGATGGCAGCAGTATCATATACATCATGGGAAGAGATGTCGACGGCCTGTAAGGTTTGGTGGGAAAGGAATGCAAGTATTGAAGGCTCCTTCAAAGTCACAATGGCTAATTTGTGAAGTAAAAAATTGAATGATATGTATCCTAGCATAAATAGCTAGGCGACCCCATCATAATCTAAGAAAATGTCAACTTTAAAAACGAAAGACTATAAAAACTTCACTATTAATGAAGAAATTATTCCTCTCTCAAAAATTATTCACGCATTACCTCAAGATAAGATGAAGCAGAATACTTCTGGCGAATGGCATGTCCAGGAACCATCACCAAACCATAAACTGCCAATTGTAGGGACTCTTGTACTAAACTCAAAATATAAGTATGGTCTCACAAGTAGAGGTGTCCCCCTCTACCTATTCACTCCTTACAATGAGTCATATCCATGTTTCATTGTAGGAAGTTCCGAGCAAGATACATCCAAGAACCGCTTGGTACTTGTCCAGTTTGATTATTGGCCAGAGACCTCTAAGTTTCCTCGTGCAAATCTTCAAAGGATTCTTGGTATTTCAGGGGATTTTAAAGCTGAAGCGGAGGCTCTCTATTGGCTCTATTCACCACAGACTCTCAATCTGAAGAATCTTGTAATGCCGACCACAGAGGGAGCAAGCCAGGATCATCGTAAAGATATCTCTCACCTCCCAACTATTAGTATAGACCCTCCAGGTTGTAAGGATATTGATGATGTAATCTCCTATGAACAAATAGGCTCACTATATACAATTATTATTACTATTGCGGATGTAGCTGAGACTATTGATGAAGGAACACCAATTGATATTCATGCACGCAAAGTAGGGCAAACTCTCTATAGTGGATTTCTTCCGCCGAGAAATATGCTCCCTTCAGCCCTTTCGGAAGATACGCTTTCACTTCTACCAGGCCAGAAGCGATTTGGAGTCTCTCTCTTTATTCAATGGGACTCCGAAAATAAGAAAGTTCTATCGAGCATATTTCACCAAACCATTGTCATAAACAAGACAGCTCACACATATGAATCAGTCTATAAGGATACGGAATTTCCGATAAATATTCTACAAGATATATCAGATAGTCTAGGTTCAATTGACACAAAAGATAGTCATACTTGGATTGAAAGACTAATGGTCTATTATAATGCAAAAGCCTCAAATATACTAGCAATGTTTGGATGTGGCATCTTTCGTGGGCAGCAAGAAACAACCCTTCCTCTTCTGGATAAATATATGCGGATATGCCCCCACCTAGCACACGAGGCGGCAATCTTCACCGATGCAGAAAATATAATCCCTCATTATTCTCTTGGTATTGATACTTACTGTTATGCGTCTTCTCCAATTCGGCGCTATGTTGATATTGTAAATCAGCGACTCCTGAAGAAAATTATAGAGAAGCGCTATGGACTTCTTGATGAATCACCGAGCCTTATAGAGGAAATGACCGAGCTTCAGAAACAGGCAAAAAGACATTCGCGTGATGAGTTCTTCTTGCAGCAGCTAGCAGCCGCAGCCACTACCCCACCAGAGCTGGATGGAATTCTCTTTGAGTGCGAGAAATCCAAGACGGCTACAGATAATTGGAAGCTGAAGGTCTATATTCCCCAGTGGCGAAGATTCGTCAAACTATCCTATGAGGGTTATAAAACAGAGCGCGACACTTATGTGTTTCAGAAGAAAAATAATACAGATACATTTGAAATTAAGGAAGAAGATCCAATTCGGTTGACATATTATTATAATCCCAATAAGGTTGGTTGGAAGCGGAAGTTTGTCTTTCAGCCGATTTAGAGCCTCAAGTAGAGGCTTTCAGACCAGGGGAGAGAGTTGAGAGGCATGAGAAGTTCTTTGATTCCCTCTAGCTTCTCTAGAAGAGCGGTTTTTTCACAGAGTGTGGCAACACTTGTGAGCTCTTCAAGCATATTTGACATACTCATTACATACTTATAGAGATTACCTTCAAAGATTTCGAACTGAGAACAGATTGCTGCGACTCCTCTGCCTCCTTTTCCAGTGGCTCCGCCACTGTCGTCGCCTCCTTTTACACTAGCGCTTTCAGCAGCTCCGCTGCCTATCCAAGCAATGCCGATTTCCACCCAAAATGTGCTGAGGTCCCAGTAGATGTTCGGTGGAATCCCACAAACCTTCTCAATATCCCAGAATCTATCTGTCATCGCCCCCAACTCTCTCAGTACTCCTCGCAGCCTCTCGGAAATTTGCAGTGAAGCGATTGACGGTGACCCTTCTCCACCCTTCTCGCCTTCCTTAATGAAAACGCTCAAGAATCCAACAATCTCTTCCTGGCTCAACCCATCTACCATACCACTCATGACAGCCTCTGCAAGAAGAATCGGATGTGCTTCATTAATCTCTGTTGCACACACACCCTTCTGTGTAAGGTCCCCACTCTCCAAGAGAAATCCTCCTTTCTTCAAGAAGTTCACATAGGGTGCTACAAACCGGTCTTCATATCCTTCAGCCTCAAATTCAGCAATCTCAGTCTCCAAGCCAGCAATCTCCTTGGAGAGTTTCGGATATTCTTCCATAATCTTCTTCCAACGAGGCCCCATATGTGTGTTTACCCAGTTCTCCTGCTCTCGGAGTAGCCTCTTACGATAATCCTTCGCGGCATATTCGAGAAGCCCCTTCGTATCATCATACTTCTTGATATCCGCAATATCGGTCTCAGTGAGTCCGAGCAATACCAACCGAGCCTTTGCTGCGCTCAACTGTGTCCTGCTGTCCTCAATCTGCGCAACCACCTGCTTGAACCAGTAGGAATTCCGCATAACATCCTTCCAACTTACACCGTTATCCCCACATCGACTACTTCCCTGTAAGGCCTTCAATAGGAAATCATAACCAAAATCCATACGAGAAGAGATATGTGCTTTAGAACCGGTCATCATCCGACGAACCTCTTCCAGTGATGATGGCTCGCCACGAGGAAGATATAAGACGGTGCCTAGCTTATCCTTACTGCGGCGTCCAGCTCGTCCAGCCATCTGAATATATTCATCTGTTTGGAGCATGCGGAGCCCCTTCGCCTCATCACAATACTTCCTGTAGTCCAAGAACACAACTGTCTTGGTAGGCATATTAATACCAACTGCAAATGTCTCAGTACAGAACATTGCCTTCACAAGTCCCTTAGAGAATAGAATCTCAATAACCTCCTTCAAGAGTGGAAGAAGACCGCTGTGGTGAAAGGCGATACCGCGAGCCAGAAGATCTCGGAGAATAAAATACTGTGGCGAGCCGAGCAACATATTCTTATAGCGGCTCAGGTGGAAGTCAAAGATGTGGGTTGATGCTGCTGCATCCGATGTATCCAGGAGAGTCCCCTCAATCTGTTGGGCATATCGCTCACAGTCCTTGCGACTAAATACGAAGAAGATAGCAGGGAGTAGCTCCTTTGAGAATAAATTCTGAACACAAAGATTGAGCTGATGCGTGAAACTCTTCAGCTTTACCTTCCCTTGTTGAGCACCAATTACTTGGCCAGCGTCGCGCCCAGCAACACGCCGCTTATGGTCTGCGTGGTCATCAAGAAGCTTGTCGCGACCAAGTAGCCACTGCCTATAGGTACTATCAAAGAACTTCTCCTTCTCGTCCATAACTACACGGAATTTGCCGTCATTCTCAATAATATAATGTGTCAGAGGCACAACACGGTGAGTAGTTGAAATTAGATGCATACGAACCTGCTTGAGGGCACCGAGCCAACCAGCAAACCCCTCTGGGGCGGCAATTGTTGCGGATAAGAGTACCAGCTGAATCTCACGCGGCAACAATACAAGGGTCTCCTCCCAGACCTTTCCACGCTCCTTGTTGTTAATATAGTGAACCTCATCAAAGACAACAGCATCTAGGCCATCGAGGGACATACCAGCGGTCAGACCGAGTGTCTCTGTACTGGTCCCCTTCTTGTAGAGCAAGTTCCGCAGAATCTCGGTAGTCATGACAATAATTTCTGCATCTGGCATGAACTTGATATCCCCTGTAAGGATTCCCACACGACCAGGATACATTTCTTTCAGGTCATGGAACTTCTGATTAGAGAGGGACTTGATAGGAGTTGTATAGAATACACGCCGGCCTTTTGCGAGTGAGTGTGCGATCTGGTATTCACCCACAAGGGTCTTACCGGATCCAGTTTTGGCTGTCACAAGGACATTCTCTCCTTTTGCAATGGCGGCAATGGCGTGGCGCTGAAAGTTATCGAGTTGATAACTATATGTGGTGGCAGGCTCTGAAGGATAATCCAGGCACTCTGCTGATGGGTCCACAATATTTAGAAAGGGGTGAGCCATGGTTTTTGTATCTACTGTAAGGGATGGAGTTAGGGATTCAATTTTTTTGTCTTTGACAAAAAAATAGTTAGCTCCTTCGGAGCAGAACAATTTTATTTTACGAAGCAACTCTGTTTCTAGAAAATTTATACATCTTGCTTATAAGTAAAATTACCTTCATTTTCTAATTTTATATCATATTTCTCTCCTAAATATCGATTTATCTTTGATATGTCACTTTCACTTAGAACACAATTATATATTATTATTTCGTATATTATATTATTAAGAGGAGTATGTTTTTGCTCTCCTTCAAGAGATGAACCATCGTCTCCAATAATAATCTTAAAAGTGTTGATAGCTTTATTTATTCTTAAAATAATTGTATTATCTATATAATATAAAAGTACACCATTCTGATATATAGCAGCAGAAGACCCCTCATCAAATCTTATATTAACACTAGAGTTAAAACAAATAGCATTTATAATATTTGATGTATTGGGTGTTAAATTTCCAACAATAAAACCAGCTCGGTCTAAATTTATATAAATAGTATCTTCAACATTATCTATCCCTATTTTTATAGGGTTATTATTTTCATCCTCAAATATAGTTAAGTAATTTTGATAGTTTTCACTATCACTATTATTAGTAGCAACTATAAATACAGTTAATCCAGTAGACGGCGCCCCAAATTCTAAAGGGGTTGTATTTATTAATGTATTATTAGTAAACTCTAAATATCCAATATCAGCACCATAAATAGATCCATTAGAAGCAACTAAATTATTTACATTAGGACTCAAATCGCGTAGACCTAATACATCAAGTGTTTCATTATTGATAATCGCAGAACTCGCATTATACCATGCAACGAGCCCAGGATAATTTTTCGGAGAAAAACTTGGTGCCAAAGTGAAACACGCATTGCCGGTTGACATCTCCCTTCTATAAGATGTCTAAAGTAATATTATTAATAATAATCATACAAATGTTAATAATTATAGTTCCATATAGGGATAGAGAGGCTCAAAAAGATGTTTTCATACCACATATGAAAGCTTTCTTAAAACGAAAGAATATTAAATATAAAATTTGTTTCATTGAACAGTCTGATGATGGGAGACCTTTTAATCTTGGAGCTACAAAAAATATTGGCTATCTGGAAATGAAGAAGCGGTTTGCAAATCCAGACAATACAAATTTAACATATTGTCATCATAATATTGATATTCTTCCTAAATCAGATGAATGTATATATGAATTAAGAGATCAAAATACAGTTTATAACCCATATGGAGTTAAGCACTGTTATGCAAAAATCTACTTTTATTCAGGGGAAGTATATGAGCATATTAATGGAAATCCAAATAATTATTGGGGGTGGGGAATTGAAGATGTATGTATGCAAGCACGAGCAGATGTTAGAGGAGTTCGCACAGATAGGACAGGGTTTGAGTGGCTTTTTGAGGGAAAAAAATTTATGGAAACACCTGGTGCTGAAAATACAAAAGCGTGGCCAAAAGGAAATGTTGACCAACTAATTGCTCTTTATTACTATGAGGCAGCACATAAAGAAACATCTGATCTTAATGGTCTTTCAAATATAAAGTATACAGTTCTTTCTGTTGATGAAGAATCCACAGAAGAAAATGTTATTCATATAGTTGTTAATATTGATATGCCGTGTGATCTTGAGACAAGAGTTTTTACTCCTTGAGGCCTTAACAGCCTCTTGCCCTCTATAGGGTTTGCTAGAGGCCTAACAGCCTCTTGCCCTCTATAGGGTTTGCTAGAGGCCTAACAGCCTCTTGCCCCAAGCAACAGTATCAATAATCTTCTTCTCCCCCATAATGCTTTTATAGGCTCTTAAATCAAAAAGCCGCCCCTTAAAGAGCTCATCTCTTCCTTCATATTGTGTAACATTATCCGTCCAGTTACTCTTTCCAATATAGTTCTTCACTGTGGAACTATTTTGCGGAAGCCACCCAGACGGTTGTGTATAAGTCTTCATCCCATTAATCCACACATTAATATCAGGGCGAAAAGCATCATTAGATGCTGCAGTAATAGCAACATGAACCCACTTCTTTAAGGGAACAACACCTTTGACAACAATTCGCATCTTCCGCTGCTTAGAATCCCAAATTTCATAGTACAAATCTGCGACTGTTGCCACTCCTGGTGGCGCAATACCTTTACTCTTCGGAAATTCTCTCGGTTCAACAGCCGGACCAGGGCAATCAAATTCCTCTATATTGGCCGCGCTCGTCTCAAGAAGTCTCTGAGGAGTCGTCTCCACAACTCGTTGCGCACCTGAAGGGCTATCAGGCAATGTACTCTGTGCGGAATCTACACATCCCACAGGCCTCAGCCCAGCCCCACCACTTATAAGGGGGTTCCCTTTTCCTAAAATCCCTATAACAACATTATCTACTCCTGCTCCATTACCAAAATCAATAATGTGCGCATTATTCGTAAACTCTTCAAAATAAACCCAGAAACAAATTGCACGCATAGATCTCAAAAGAATCTTATCACCGAACTCAAGCGCCTTATTATCCCCTATACGAAGATATTGGTCTATCCCATTAAAGATAAGAGTCCGTGTCTCTTCTCCTGGGTTCGTCTCATCTATAGTCAGTCCACCAGCTTTATAGACATCTACATTTTGGGCATAATCTAGCATATCATCGCGCCATCTGAACCAAAATAGCACACCGTCATAGAAGCTCAGGAGTGTTTCAATAGCAGGGGGTGGCATGGTGTCCTGTTGCATTACCGCACCAAATCTGAAATCACCAGCTATACTACATTGTGTAGCGAATGTCTCACTATCTACTTTAAGGATTCGGCAATAGTCGGCACGCCCTGACCCAGTTGTATCACGCATATAATCATCACGACTGAATGTGTCAAGGCCAGTTCTAAATGCTAGACTATTTAGATTCTCTGTACCGGCAAGAGCACAAGCAAAGAACATATCTTTAGGGTCATTTTTACTCACAACCATGCGACACCAATCGTGGCTGACCCCTACGCGTTGAACATCACTATATCCGTTAAAATATCGTTTATCTGTAATATAAGCACCCTCTTCAGATCCAGGTCCGATATCCCCTCTCCTAGGAATAAATTTCGAAAAATAGCCCTTTTCTGTTACAGGTACAAGCATTGTTTCAAATCCTTCTTTTATCTTGTTGGGGGCTATCAGTTCTAGGGCAGCCGTTAAGAGTATAAATACAATCCCTATGATAAGAGCTGTACGACTCCAATCGCTCATTCTAATTGTAATGCTGGTAAATCCTTAGTAAATATACCAGTCACACAATTAGAGAATGCCAAAACAGCCAGACCAAAAACCCCCCCTATCAAAAAACCCCAAACAAGATGGTGGTAAACTCCTCGGTCAAGGGGTCTATGGGTGCGCATTTACTCCACCCTTAAAGTGCCGAGGAAAAGCAAAGAATCCAACTAATGTTGTTCAAGATCGCGTTGGAAAGATAACAAGCACCCAAGATGCCATATTTGAATTCAATGTTTCACAGCGCCTAAGAGCAGTTCCATTAGCACCAAATTATTTTATTATGTCAGATGATATTTGTACACCTGATGTAAGGACCCAACAGAATGAAAAAGATATTGCACTGTGTGTACCATTAAAGCAGCAGAGACTTCCCAATTTTAAGCAACTATCTATGCCATTTGGAGGCACCCCCCTCTATAATGCGAAGTTTGTTCTTGCAAATTTTGATATATTTGAATTTGCTAAACATCTTCTTGAAGCAGGAAGTCTACTTCTTCTATCAGGTATTGTTCATACAGATCTTCATATGGGGAATATTCTTGTGGACAATTTCAATGTTCCTCGTATTATTGATTTTGGTATGGCAATTATTCCTTCATTCGTAACACCAGAAATTATGACTAATATTCAGCAT